GATGGAGAGCAATGCCAAAGAAATTTATACATATCTAAGTGATAAAGGCTGGACAATCAATGCAATCTCAGGCCTGCTTGGAAATATGCAGAGAGAATCAACCATTAATCCTGGATTGTGGCAAAGCCTTAAAGAGGGCAACTATTCCGGTGGCTATGGACTGGTGCAGTGGACTCCGGCGTCAAAGTATACTAACTGGGCAACAGCTAATGGATATGAGATTGGTGATGGAATTGGACAGTTATATTGGATAGATCAGTTGACGGAGTCATCGGGAGAATGGTTATCAGTGGAAACATACAAATTAACCTGGGCTCAATTTAAAGCGAGTACAGAAACCCCGGAATATCTGGCATCAGCATATCTTAAAAATTTTGAGCGTGCCGGAACAGAGAAGGAAGATGAGAGAAAGCAGAATGCAAGAGCATGGTATGACTATCTTAATGCAGGAAGATACATAGTAAGGTTTGTTCCTGCCTAATGGCTTCAGCAAAATGCCTATTAATGTTTCGAGCATCAATACAAAAATACTTTTAGAGAATGAAGGGAGAATTAAATGCAGACCATAAAAAGAGATATCTATGTTACGAAGGATGTATTACAGGCCCCAATAGAGGTAACGGAAGGCACCAACTCAATAGCAATAGAGTTTGACGTGAGGGATTATGATATTCCGGCATCAGCGGTAGCAGTTGTGTACAGTATGTGTACAAGCACTATGGCTGAGCCTAATAAAGCCTTGGCAGAAGTGGATGGAAATACGATTACGATTATTCCTTCTGAGTCATTTTTTCATGCAGGGCAGAATGTTATGCAGATCAGAGTGATAGATGGTGACAGTAAGCTGATATCGTTCAACATAATTGTTAAATGTACTGGAAAAATGAGATTTGGTGATGAGGAAGAGGAAAAGCAGACTACACTTGTGGAACAATTGCTAAAAAGATTTGGCAACTACGAAGCAGAACTTAAGGATGTGAGAAAAGGATTTGCAGGAGAGTCATACGATACAGCGGGGGAGGCTGTTAGAAAACAAATTGAAAGTGTCAATCAAAAAGTAGATAAAATAGAAACTATAAGTACCAAGGAAATTGATACAATATAAGTTTTGAAACAAGAGGTGAAGTATGAGAAGAGGAACAACTCCAACAATCAAAATAAAATTAAAAGGTTGTGATATAAATAATTTGGAAAAAATATATGTAACCTTTAAACAGGGAAAATATGAGTTTGAGAAGTCCATGGATCAATTGAATACTTCGGATGAAACATTATTTATTAAATTATCTCAAGATGAAACACTGCAGCTTGATGCTATGAAGAATGTATTGATACAGGTCAGGGCAAAGACAAAAGATGAAAATGTAATTGCAAGCAATATCAAGTCAGTACCAGTTGAAGATATATTGAAAGAGGGGATGATATGACAGAAATTGAACTTGAAATGGAAAATGATACTGAATTAAGAATTGAATGTGAGCAAATATACATAATGGATGATTATGAACAGCTAAAAAACAAACCCCGCTTGAATGGAAAAGAAATATCAGGAGATATGTATGAGACAGATCCAACCATACCAGAATGGGCTAAAGCACAAAATAAACCATCATATACCCCGGAGGAGGTGAATGCAGTTAATAATGATAATGCTATTACCATTGAAGAAATAGAGGCTATATTTAATGGACTTTAGATAACAGAAAGGAGAACTATGGAAAATAAATATTTAAATCTTACAGGTGCGGTATACATCATTAGTAAAATTAAAACTCTATTGGGAGATAAAAGTGATAAAGGACACACACATTCAAAGGAAGAAATCGGATTAGGCAATGTTGAAAACAAATCATCACAAACTATCAGAGGAGAGCTTACAAGTGATAATGTAATAAAAGCACTTGGATATACACCACCGAAAGAAAATACAACGTATGCTGTTATGAAAGGTGCAACAGCTTCAGCAGCTGGAACGTCAGGATTGGTACCTGCACCTGCAGCTGGCGATCAGGGAAAGTATTTACGAGGGGATGGTACATATGGAACACCGACAAATACAACTTATTCTGATGCAACACAGACTGCACATGGTCTTATGTCAGTAAGTGATAAGAAAAAGCTTGATGGAATAGCAGAAGGTGCAAATAAGACAACAGTAGATAGTGAACTGAGTAACACTTCAACAAACCCGGTACAAAACAAGGCAGTACAGGCTGAGCTAACTAAGAAAGCACCTATAGCGAGTCCGTCTTTTATTGGTACACCTAAAGTGCCAACAGCATCAGCTGGTACAAATAATACTCAGGCCGCATCAACAGCATTTGTAACATCGGCCATTTCAACAGCGATGGCCGGTATTACTAAATTGGATTTTCAAGTAGTGCAGACATTGCCATCAACAGGCGTTAAGGGAACGTTTTATTTAATTGCCAATTCTGGAAGTGGACAGAATGTGTATGATGAATATTTATGGATCAACAATAAGTATGAAAAATTAGGTACAAGAGAAATTGATCTAAGCAGCTATATAAAGCAGTCAGATATGGTTGCAATAACCAATAGTGAGATAGATGCGGCATTTGCATAGAAAGAAGGAGAAAAAATGGCAAAATATTTGGACCTTACAGGATTAAAGTATTTTATCACAAAGAGGATAGGAAAAACGGACATATCCAAGATAGGGGATGGAACGTGTACTGGAGCTATAAGTGCATTAAACCAGAGTTTAGGTAATCTTTTAAATAAGCAAGATTGGAAAGAAATCGGAACATTTAGAGATGTTAACGAACATGTAATATCAAATATAAAAAGTTATCGAGAATTAAGGGTAAATTTTATGCTTTATTATTCGGGGAGTTCATATATTACAAGAGACTATGTTTTTCCAGTATCAGAATCTAATAATCTTGAATTCTTATTTTTAGACGGGAATTACTATGACAATAATAATTACAGTTCATGGTGTATAGTTTATAATACAATAAAAAATAGTATTCAAAACAGAAGTTCATGGCTTCGTAACGTAATACTCGGTAAAGATACAACTTGTCAGTGTGTTTACAGGGTTTATGGTAGATAAAATTAAAGTTTAAAAATAAAAAATCTAAAGTTAAAACTTGATTATATGATGTATCAGCTACAACACAAATTATTATACAAAAAGACATACCGTATACTTGGTTTGAAGTGTTTGCACAATTATTGACAACATTAATACAAATGCACAGAACGAAAGGAGAGACATCATGAAAGGAATTGACGTATCATCATACCAGGGAGCAATAGACTGGGGCAAAGTAAAATGGGCTGGTGTACAGTTTGCCATTTTAAAAATCATCAGAAAGGACCTGAACCCGGATAAAACCTTTGAGCAGAATTGGAAAGGTTGTACAGAAGCCGGAATGCCGATACAGGGCGTCTATAATTATTCTTATGCTGCTACAGCAGAAAAAGCAAAAACAGATGCGCAGAGAGTAATCGAAGTGCTTGCCGGAAGAAAGACATTTGTCTGGCTTGATGTAGAAGACAGATGCCAGCAGGGGCTTGGACAGACTTTGATTGACATCATCAACACATATCAGTCAGAAATCAATGCGGCAGGGCTTGATTTTGGAGTATATACCGGGCTTAGTTTCTATAACACCTATATCCTGCCATATGCCAATCAGATTAACTGTCCATTCTGGATAGCACGCTATCCATCAACAAAAGGAATGACTATCGGGGATGATCCTAACGATGCCAAGAAGCCTGCCATTGCACATAACCTGTACGGATGGCAGTACACCAGCGCATTCACCTGCTCCGGACTCAACAACAGCACGGATGCCAACCTCTTATACGTGGAGCTTGGAGCAAATGATACAACAGTAACAAGCCAGCCTGAAGCTGCGCCAGCTAAGCCAAGAGACGAGAGCTGGAAGGGCAATATTGACTATTACTTGGAAGGCGAAGAGGTAAGAAAATGGCAGCACGCTATGAATGTAGGCTTCGACCTCAAAGGAGCTGATGCGCTGAAAGAGGATGGCAAATTTGGAGCAGACTCGCAGGCGTTCGCAAAGAGCCACAACCTGTGGAGCGGCCAGAAACATTACTGTCCGACAGCAATAAAGTGGCTGAGAAGGACGCTGCATGATGTATATAGCTTTACTAAGCTAGATACAGACTATAAAGAATGGAGCGACTACCTCTCGAAATGTGTGATGGTATTCCAAAAAAATAGAGGACTGACACAGGATGCACGTGTCGGACTTCTCACAACCTACAGGCTTTTGAAAGGATAAGGAAAAAATGATGAATGATATTACAAGATTTTTTATGACAACAGCAAGCAACAAAATTATGGAGATAGTAGTAATATGCATAGTGATGGACACTATCTTCGGAGTATTACGAGCAATCAAGGAGAAAAAGTTTAATTCAAACTTCGGAATAAATGGAGCAATCAGAAAAGTTGGTATGTTGATTTCTCTTGTACTCCTGGCTCTGGTCGATTCAATCATCAGATTGAATCTCATCGGATTTATCCCGGAAGGGGCGAGAACATACCTTCCGGGACAGACAGTCGGGACGATGGAGTTTTTCGCATTACTATATATAGCGTATGAGATTGTAAGCATATTGAAGAATATGTCATTGTGCGGTTTACCAGTCAAAAAGGTGTGGCGCACAGTTAAAAAGGCACTATCAAAGTATACCAATGAGCTGCCGACCGACTCAACAAATTAAATAATTATTATCACATAGGGCATCTGTCAGATTGATGGATGTCCTATTTTTTTTATTTTAAAATAACATTATGCGCAAAATACTATTGACATTATGCGCATAATGTGATATTATAATCATGTAAGGAGGTAAGACAAGTGAGTAAGAAAAAGAAACGACAAAAGAAAAAAGGCAAGAATGAAGCCCTTCAAAACATCATTCTTGCCACAGCAATTATAAATCTGATAATAAGCGTTTTACAATTGCTAAACTTAATACTCAACAAGTAACCAATAAACAGTTGAGTAAAAGGGGAGCGGAAAGCTCCCCACACTCTCAACTTACTACGAAAATACGAAAAAGTCAATGGAGGTAGTAAAATGGAAACATTATTTTTAATTAGTCAGATAATATTCGACATCTTAGTTATAATATACATCGTAAACGAAAAGAGGAACAAATAATATGAGTGAGTTTAATCAAAACCAGTACATTAATAAATATATCAAAGAAAAATATGATAGAATCAACCTGACAATGAAAGCGGGGAAAAAAGAAAAAATCAAAAGCGCTGCCTCCAAGAGAGGCATGAGCGTGAATGAATACATTAATTGTCTGATTGACAATGATTTGTTGCAAAATATCGAATGAATGTGCTATACTCACATGAGATTAATTAAGAGAGGAAAAACACATGATTAACTTAGATGACATAGATATCACCCATACACCGCCAACCCACGAGCCTGAGAGACAGTATTACTACATGGCAAAGGCTAGGCAGTATGTCAAGAAAAAGTCCGAAGAACTGGGAAGACCACTAACCTTGTTTTTAAAGACATTCGGGTGTCAGATGAATGCCCGAGACTCAGAAAAGCTTGTCGGAATACTCGAGCAGATTGGCTATGTGGAAGGAACTGATGAGCACTCGGATTTTATTGTATACAACACCTGTACAGTACGTGAGAATGCTAACAATAAGGTGTATGGCAGGCTTGGATATCTGCAGAACTACAAGAAAAAGAATCCTCTGATGAAGATTGCTCTCTGCGGCTGCATGATGCAGGAGCCGGAGGTTGTTGAAAATATCAAAAAGCACTATAAGTTTG